TGGTAAAGCAGACCCAGAAGTTTACAAAGAAAAACCCCTAGATTTAAAGATACTAAAACAAGATGTTCCAATTTATTTGGAAGGTGATAAGGAGTTGATTGAATCTCAACACACAGTGGAATACCATAAGGCAATGGTAGACCATGCAGAGAAGATGTGCAAGATGTTAAACAATCGTGGATTTCAAATTAAGAATGCGATTGATTGGAAGAGATTCATGGAAGGTTCGATTTGATTATCTCCAAAAAGAATGACGTATATCTTACCGTAGAAACTGACAAGGGTATCGCAAGAGAACTCTCAGATTTTTTTACGTTTGAGGTGCCTGGTGCAAAGTTTATGCCACAATACAAAAGTCGTATGTGGGATGGAAAGATACGTTTGTTCTCAATACAAACTGGTGAGATATACTTTGGACTATTATCTTACATTGAAGAGTTTGCAAAACGCAACGATATAGAAATTGAATATAAGGATGGAGTAAAAGATGAAGAACGATTACGAGATGGCGAACTGGATACTTTTATTGGAAGAGTGTCACCTCAGTCCAAAGGAACAACTATACAGGTTCGTGATTACCAGATGGCCGCATTGGATTATGCAATCAGAAACAATCGCAGTCTCCTTCTTAGCCCTACTGCTAGTGGTAAGTCGTTAATTATCTATATCCTATCTGTCTGGTATGCAGCAAAGACAGAAAGTAATATTCTCATTCTTGTTCCCACAACATCACTGGTAGAACAAATGCATTCAGACTTTCTTGATTATGGATTCAAGGAATCTATGATGCAAAAGATATACCAAGGTCACTCAAAGAACATTACAAAACCCATCACAATATCCACATGGCAATCTGTTTACAAGATGCAGAAGAAATGGTTTGACCAGTTCAGTACAATTCTTGGTGATGAAGTTCACATATTCAAATCAAAATCACTTACAGGTATTATGAATAAGATGGTTAACTGTAAGTATCGCCATGGGTTCACAGGCACCCTAGATGGAACGCAAACACATAGGTTGGTACTAGAGGGTCTATTTGGTTCAGTAAACAAAGTAACGACAACCAAAGAACTGATGGATAGTGATACACTCGCAAAACTCAAGGTCGAATGTATTGTTCTTCGTTACCCAGATGCTGATTGTAAATATATGAAAGACCAATCCTATCAAGATGAGGTTGACCTAATTGTTCGTGATACCAGAAGAAATAAATTTATTATAGGCTTGACAAGAGCACTAAAAGGTAATACATTAGTATTATTTCAGTTTGTAGAGAAACATGGTAATGTGTTACATGGGATGATGACTGCAAGTGCAAGACTAAATAAACAGTATGACAGAAAAATATTCTATGTCTATGGTGGTACAGACACCCAGACTAGAGAAGAAATTCGTGCAATCACAGAGAAGGAAAATGATGCAATTATTATCGCTTCATACGGCACGTTTTCTACTGGTATCAATATTCGTAATCTTCACAACATCGTGTTCGCTTCACCGTCCAAAAGTAGAATTAGAGTCTTGCAATCCGTTGGCCGTGCATTGCGACTTGGTGACAATAAGGACGCAGCTCGATTGGTAGATATTGCAGATGATTTTACTCACAAGGGAAAACAGAATTTCACATTACGTCATTTCATGGAACGAATAAATATATACAATGAGGAAGAGTTTGATTATGATATTAAACAAATTTCTATAGATAAAGGATAAAGATGGAAAAGCAAACAAAAGTCTTAAAACTATCTAATGGAGAAGAGATTATAACGGTGATTAGTTCTGCTGATAAAAGTAGACCCTATATAGAAGTGACCAATCCATTACAGGTTAATTTATATCCGAAAGCCGTAGACGGTGGACTAATTGAAAGTATGGCACTTTCAAGATGGTTGACCACGAGCGAAACTCAGATTGCCAATTTAAATAAAAATAGTATCATTGCGATATCAGACGCATCAATCGGTCTTGTTCGATTTTACGAACATTGCATAACTAAGATGACACTTAGTGACAACGGTAAGGTTTGGGATGAACCTACCGATGAAGATTTACAGCGTATTGAAGATGAAGAGTTTGAGAACATCATTCCATTCCCAGATAAGAACACTATACATTAACTCATTCTCAAACCCTACATAGGGATAATACAGTCTTGTCAAGGGAAAGTCAAGATGTTTTTGAAAATAAATTTACTTCTTGACAATTGGTACGTCATTTGGTATATTGTATCTAATTAATGGGAAAGACCTATGGCAATAGAAAAAAAGAAAAAACCACATTATGTAAACAACAAAGAATTTCTACAAGCGATGGTGGAGTGGAAGGCGAAATGTCGTGAGGCAGAAGAGCAAGGTAAACCACAACCACCTATTACCAACTATATTGGTGAATGCTTTCTAAAGATTGCAAATCATTTATCGTACAGACCTAATTTTATCAACTACACATACAGAGATGAAATGATATCTGATGGTATCGAAAACTGTTTGCAATATGTACACAACTTTAATCCAGAGAAATCAAACAATCCATTTGCATATTTTACACAGATAATTTACTATGCATTCCTTAGACGGATTCAGAAAGAAAAGAAACAGTCTCATGTGAAGAACAAGTTAATTGAGAATATGACAGTGGATGAAAACTTGATTGATGCTGGTGATATGGGTAATCCATTCGTGGACTATCTACAAAAGAACTTCTTACCAGAAGAAGATGTTTACAAACCTAAGAAAAAAGCAGTTAAACCAAAAGGATTAGAATTATTTTATAATGAAGATAGCACTGATAACTGATACCCACTTTGGTGCTCGCAATGACAGTCTAGCCTTCAATGACCACTTCTACAAATTTTGGAGAGAGGTATTCTTTCCTTATTTGGATGAACATGGTATTGATACGGTTATTCACTTGGGCGATGTCATGGATAGACGTAAGTTTATCTCATACAAAATTGCAAAAGACTTTCGTGAGCAGTTCATAAAACCAATAGTCGATAGAAATATTGATATGCACATGATTGTGGGAAACCACGATACTTACTACAGGAACACAAACGAGATTAATTCACTTTTTGAATTACTTGGTGGGCCTGGCGATGAGAAATACCCCAACATTAAATGTTATGACCACCCATGTACTGAAGAGTTCGATGGTGTTGGTATTCATCTGTTACCTTGGATTAACGAGGGTAACTATGAATCTGTCATGAGGGGTATTCAAATGACCTACGCAGATATCTGTATGGGTCACCTAGAAGTAAATGGATTTGAAATGCACGCTGGACATTTCTGTGAGGGTGGTTATCCTAAAGAGATGTTTAGAAAGTTCGACACTGTTTTCACTGGACACTTCCACAAGAAGTCAGATGATGGACACATCTATTATCTTGGTAACACATACCAGATGACATGGAGTGACCATAACGAAACAAAAGGTTTCCATATCTTTGATACGGCAACTAGAGAACTTGAGTACATTCAGAACCCATATAAAATCTTTGCAAAGATTTATTATGATGATACACAGACAGACTATACTACACATGACGTAGAGCAGTATGAAGACAAGTTTGTAAAATTAGTCGTGGTCAACAAGAAAGACTTGTATGGTTTTGACCAGTTCCTTGATAGACTTCTTGCTGTTAGAACGCATGAGGTTAAGATTGTCGAGGACTTTTCAGAGTTAGATGCAGAGAATGTATCTGATGAGATTATTGAGAACGCACAGGACACTACAACTCTTCTAGAGAGGTATATAGATGAACTGGACGTTGATATAGATAAGAATAGACTGAAGAGTACAATGCGTACCCTATATCTTGAAGCAAATGATTTGGAGTTGTAATGAAAGAGTTTATTTTTGTGGTAACAATGTGGGGCATTAGTGGCGATGGCACAGAGAATTATATAGGACAGATTGCACTGCAACAGCCTTTCTCTGAAACACAATGTGAAAAACTTATGGATGAAAATATGTGGGAATCCTCATACGAAAATGAATATTATTTTATGAAAGGACATTGTTTTCCAAAAGAATGTTCTGGTAAGGAGTCATGTAATTGATTATATTTAAGTATGCAAGATGGAAAAACTTTTTATCGACAGGTAACACGTTTACCGAAATACAGTTAGATAGAAATCCATCGACTTTGATTATTGGTGAGAATGGTGCTGGTAAATCCACTATTCTTGATGCATTGTGTTTTGGACTGTTTGGTAAACCATTCAGACAAATCAGTAAGAACCAACTTATTAACACAGTAAACGGCCAGGGTACGGTTGTTGAAATAGAATTTGAAACGCAGAATAAAAATGTCAAGGTAGTTCGTGGCATCAAACCAAATACGTTTGAGATTTGGGTAGATGGTAATATGATAAACCAAAGTGCAAACGCAAGGGATTATCAGAAACATCTAGAACAGCAAATCTTGAAGTTGAACTATCGGTCATTTACACAGGTCGTGATTCTAGGGTCATCGACTTTTATTCCTTTCATGCAATTGAAGTCACAGGCAAGAAGGGAAGTTGTAGAGGACATTCTTGACATTAAAATATTCTCACTGATGAACTTGATTCTGAAAGGTAAGGTGAAATCTCTAAACGCAGATATCAGTGAGAACAAATATCAAGCAGAC